TCAGCCTTTGCCAGTCTCCGGCCGCCTTAGTTTATTCAGCTCTCCGGCCAGCCTAGTGTCTTTCTCTGGATATAAATGCGAATATGTATCAAGTGTTGTCTTTACTGATTCGTGTCCTAATCGCTCCGAAATCTCCAAAATATCAAACCCCATATCTATCAGCATACTTGCGTGAGAATGTCTTAAATCGTGAACCCTTATTTTAGGGAGCCCTGCTTTCTCTGCTATACGCTTTATCTCCTTATCCAATGCGTGCTTGGTAAAATAGAATATACGGTCATTCTGTTGCACGCCATAGAGCTTTGACACATACTCTTGGATATCATCATAGAGGAAATCCGGAAGAGCAATGTTTCGTTTGCTTTTTGGTGTCTTGGGTTCCAGGAACAGTTCCTGACCTTTTACCTTGGCATAGTTTTTGTTGATAGATAGCCGCTTGTCCGGAAGAATGTCTGCAGGAGTTAGTGCCAGCAGCTCCCCGGAACGAATACCGGTATAAAACAGAACATCAAAAGCCAGCTTTACAGCGGACTTCTGAATGTTACTTGAAAATATCTCATACTGTTCTCTTGTCCAGAAGTTCATTTCGTCTGCTCTGCTCCGTCCGATACTGCCGGCGGATCTGCATGGGTTAGATGCTAGACAGTAATGCTTCATTGCATAATTGAGTATGGCAGACATCTGATTGTTTACAGTTTTGAGATATGTCTGTGAATATGGCTTTCCGTCCTCATCACGAAATGATATGAGTTCGTTTTGCCATTTTCGTATTTTAATTGTATCGATATCACAAGTCTTTAATCTGGAGAAGTAGGGGAGCAGCTTGCCTTCGATAATGGTTCTTTTATTTTCCATTGTCGTAGGTTTCAGTCGGTGGCTCATGTCTTCGAGGTAGTTTTCGACCAAACTTGAAAACATAATATCGCTAGAGCTGTTCTGCTGATCGAGAAATGACCTCTCATATTCCTTTGCTTCTCTCTGTGTCTTAAAACCTCGCTTGCAGATATGTTTCTTCTCACCGGTCCAGTCGATGTAATAGAAGTTCGCATACCATTTGACGGTTTTTCCATCCTTTAGTGTGTACTTATAAGCTGGCATAAAATCACCGCCTTTTTGATGAATGCTCTTTGATGAATTTTTTTGTGCCATTTGTAATCATCTTTTCAGCTTTTTCATCGTTGTTCTCTAAATAAGTACAGATAATGTCTATTGTTTTTTCGAGACCGAATACATGAGCAGGAGTTAAAGTTAGTGCTATATTGTCGAAATAAAAATCTCTATACTGCTCGATAGACATATTAAGTCTTTTGATACATAATCGCAGACTCCTTATAACAGCAGGAGGTAAAATCGGCATTGGTTCCGCAATTGAAAAATCTCCGTTTTTCCAATACGCATAATCTTCCAATGTACCGATGCCAGATAAATGAATGTATGCAGATATGGTTAACGCATGCAATTGTTTGTCATACCTTTTTTCCTTACGGTCTATTTCGGATAAACTATATAAGTCACAAGCATACAAGCCGAGATTACCTTCTTGCAGATGTGCGTGAGAGCGTTGACTGATTTTACGAAACTGTTCATCCAAACTTGGGTTCCCAGCTTTTGGAGGGCTCTGTACTGCTGGTGCTATTTTCTTTTTGAATGGAAATTTAATAATTTTCCCCACCTCGCCTTCTGAATAGTGATGTATTCTTTTGCCTTGATGATTCCTCCGGTACCACTCGAAGGATATTATTTTCCAACTGCTTTTCTCATAGGTTCTTCCGCTGCAACGGACTCACCAAATTCTTGTTCTCTTAATAAATCCTTGGCTTTTCCAATCACGATATCTTTGTTATCGCGGTTTAGTTTCACGAAAGGACTTAATACTTTGTTTTCATAATATGAAAGTTTTGGAGATAATCCAAGCAGGTAATCTGTTGAAACTTCCAAAGCGTGTGACATTTGTATCAAATCTTCGAGAGAAGGCTCTCTTGCTCCTTCGAGGTAGTCTTCGCATTTCTTCAAATCGATTTCAGACATTTCTGAGAAATCTCTAACATTCATACCTTTATCTTCGAGTGAATTTTTAAATCGTAATTTAAAAACATCCCTAAGGCTGGTATCGAAAAAGAAGAAGAAGTAATCGTTTTCGTCGTTGCATCGCTGCACAGTTTCGCCTCTCTGAAATTTTGTATAATCCAAGCCGCTATGCTTGTCAACACCATGCAAATAATCTAAAGACACGTTAAAGTAATCGCATATTTGCTTTTTGATTTCGTCGTTGGGAGTACTCTTTCCGCTTTCATATAACGAAACTGTAGATTTTACAATTCCAAATTTTTTCCCAAATTCCTCTTGCGTCATTCCTGCTGACAAGCGGAGACTTTTGATTCTATCAGATAGCTTTGCCATAATAACCGCCTCCGTATAAGTTTAATAATTTCAAACCCATTATATAACACATCCTTTCAAAATTGAAGAAACAAAAACAAAGTTGCAAAAACTTCAACAAAGTTCTTGACAATGGGCAAAAGTTGAAGTAATATGAACTTGCAAGTTGAAGAAACACAAACTTAGAAAGAGAGGTATAGCGATGGATTTAGTACTGTTGAGAGCAGAGCGAATGAAACGCGGAATCACTCAGGAAAAACTTGCAAAAAGCCTTGGATTTAAGGATAAAAGCAGTTATTGCCTGATTGAAAAAGGAAAAACTTCCGTCTCCGTTGACACAGCAAACCAAATAGCAATCCACCTTGGTTTATCTAAGGAGGTAGCTTATAAAATTTTTTTTGCACCAGAAGTTCAAGAAACTTCAACTGATGATGTTATTTTAACGCATGGAGGTGATGTAGAAAATGGCAAATGTGACAGCTAAGACGACCTCCAATGCTTTTTACCAAGCACGTTGCAAGGCCTCAACACACAATGAGCAGTTGAGTAGCCGCGAAGGGGCTGCTGACATAATGTCAATAGACAGGGGCAGGCTGTACAGAATTGAAAGCGGAGTGACAAATCCTTATCCAGAGGAAATTCACTTGATGGCTGATTTGTACAATGCTCCAGAGCTTAGAAATTATTTCTGCAAAAACTGCTGTCCATTGGGAGAGGATGTTCCGGAAGTGAGCACATCCGAATTGGACAGAATTACTATAAAGGCTCTTTCCTCATTTAAGAGGTTAGATAAAACAAAAGAAATGCTTCTCGATATTACCGAGGACGGAACCATATCCGAAAAGGAAAAGCCGGAAATGGAAAAGGTTTTAGCGGATTTGGAAGAGTTAGAGGCTATCACACAGAACTTGAGAGTTTGGATAAAGAAGAACCTGTAACAAATGGTCGCTCATAAGATTTGGATGTATCGCTGAATGGAGCTGTGAGCTGGGAAGTTCGACGGTATGTTTGAATAGTTTGAGTGACACACATTTACGAGCAAGTGTATTCAAATGCAATCAAATGTTTTCAAGTGAGTGCAAAAGTTACCGTATTCGTAATTCGTATTCGAAATTCGTAATTCGAAAAGCGAATGTATGCACCGAGCTATGACAAGTATCCTCGGTGCCGCAGAGAGGAAGTGAAAAATGTTTTTAGCAGAAAATATTAAATATCTCAGAGAACAGGATGGTTTAACCCAAAGAGAACTTGCTAGAAACTAGAAGTAAGCAGTGCCGCAGTGGGAAATTGGGAGGCAGGAACAAGAGAGCCGGAGTTATCAAGAATTATCAAAATGGCAGAGTTCTTTTCGGTATCCCTTGATGATTTTATTCTGACAGAGCTTAGACCACCAACACCACTTTATGTTTTGAATATTAAGTTTCTTCGCGAGAAGAACAAAATGTCACAGGAAGATATGGCGAACTTACTTGGTTTTAAGAGCCAGTGCAGCGTAAGTCTTGCAGAAAAGGGAGAACGTCAGTTATCGGTGGAAAATTTGGAGAAAATATCGGATTTCTTCGGTGTGACAATGGATCAGTTGGTTAAGAGGAATTTAAGAAAAGAATTGCCTATTTCCGTTGGGGAGGCAAAAAGAATTATACCGGAACTTGCAGAAATTTTGGATGGACCAAGCAAGAAAGGAGCTGAATAGCATGAGCACATTAGCAACAGCGCCGGGAGTTTTAGGAGCGGCATTGACAACATACATCACAGCTGCGGATGTTATGAAACTTCTTGGCTGTAAACAGAATAAAGCATACCAAGCAATCAGAGAAGTAAACAAGGTTGCAAAGGAAGACGGGCAATTTGCCTACGGACAGGGAAAGGCAAGTAAGTATATTTTTGCCGAGAAGTTCGGAATTCCAATGGATGTGGTAAATGCAGTTATTGATAACAATAAAGGAGGCGAATAGGAATGGCATATTACAGTGTTTGTTCTTCCTGCGGTTGCAATTTAGACCCAGGCGAGAAATGTGATTGCGAAAAAGAGAAGAAAGAAACGGAACAGAGGTACGACAAGATTATCAAAGTAACACCAAAAACAGGTCAGATGGCATTTGTCCTTGACAGAAAGGAGCTGGGTTATGAGAAAGCTGCTTATTAGTTCGCTTGGAGTGGTCGGCTTGTTGGTTATTTCTGCCTTTGCATTTGCAAGTTCGCAGAATAACATACCAGCGGACAACAGAGAGAAGACAGGAACTGTAGAGGTGTTGGATACAACGGTGGAGATAGTTCCGATGGAACAGGCAACTGTCAAAGAGCAGGAACTTACACCAGAACCAACGGAGAAACCAACCGAAAAGCCATACCAGAGCAAAATATACAGTATGGATTGGGGTGCAGAGGACGCTTATTTGCTCGCTAAAATCGCCATGGCAGAGGCAGAGAACCAAGACACAGAGGGAAAGGCTCTTGTGATATTGGTTGTGCTGAATAGGGTGTGGGATGATAGGTACCCGGACACAATCAGAGAAGTTATTTACCAAGAGAACCAGTTCTCTCCGGTGAGTAATGGCAGGTTTGACAGGGTGGAGCCGGATGAAGATTGTTGGAAAGCACTTGAAATGGTCCAAGTAGGACATTGGGATGAATCACAGGGCGCTTTGTACTTCGAGAGCAAAAGCCAGTCTACATGGCACGAAGAACATTTGAAGTATTTATTCAAGCATGGAGACCATTATTTTTACACAGAGCAGGAGAGTGAATGATGAAAAAGAAGATAATCCGAGATTTAGTGGTTTTGGTATATACACTCAGTGTCACATTTATGGTCGGGGCATGGGCGATTGATTTCGCATATTTGGAAAGAGGTTATCGAGCAGTTGGAGGAGAGTATTGCCTGATACCTATGGTGGCATGGGCGGCCTATAAGGTCATTAACATATTTTTTGATGTATTGGAGGAAACGGTTTATGCAGAACATAGAAGTTGTAAAAAAGTCAGAGGTAGAAGAATTGCTCGGTTGCGAGATTACAGATGAACAGTTCGAGGAGGCTCTCGGATATGCAAGAAGAAAACAGGAATACATTTACCAGAGAGAACAGAGAGCAGTGGTTATGCAGCATTGGTATCTCGTAAAGCTGACTGAGGAATATGTCAGAAGCTTTGCTTTCTCAAAATTCACAATGGATTTGTGCCAGATGCGTCGCAATATGGAAAAAGAGCACCTTACACATTCGTGCAAAGGTACTCCATCAGCTACCCATATTGTAGCAGTTCCGGCTTTATAAATCAAGCAAAATTTACGATATGGAGGTAATTTTTTATGAACAATTCTACAACATTGGCTGAAATTCAGTCAAAGTATCAAAACTGCAATCTGCTGATACCAGCAGCTACATCAGTGCAGATTAACCCATTTTATAAGTGTACGGTAATGGAAGTGGTGGCAGATACATCACAGAACTCCGGAGATATTTTCAAGGTTGGCAACACAAAGGTCGGAGAGGACCGAAACGGAAAGGCTATTTACGCAGATGTTTTCTCTCCTGCAAAGCCTTTGCTTATGAAGTTGGCTACCGCCGCAGGCATTCAGTTCCATCCGGAATACACAACAGTTATCAGAGAAAATGAGAATACTTATGTCGGAAAAGCCTATGGAGCAGTAAGACTTCCTGATGGCACATTTAAGACACACGCAGAAACCAAGAGAATATGCCTTGATGATGAAGAATCTAAGTATCGCCTTGAATTTATGGATAAGTCGATTATGGGTATTCGTGATTGGAGAGCCGCAAATTCTGCCGCAGAAATGTTTAAGGGAGAATGGAAAGAGGATCCGGAAAAGACAAATCAGTGGGGCAAGCCAGAGAAATACTATGTGATTGCTGACTGCGACAGGGAAAAGTACATTGAACGCTCTATGTTAGTGAATATGACGCTTCTCAGAAAGACAGCCTCTGAAAAGGCACAGACAGGAGCAATCCTTAGAGTGGTAAGAGCTTTGCTCGGTATTAAAGGAACATATATGTTGGACGAGCTGAAGAAACCTTTCGCAGTGCCGACAGTTACATTCTCTCCGGATTATTCGGATGCGTCAGTAAGACAGGCAATGCTCCAACAGGGCATGAGTTCCATGGGAAATATGTTTGGTGCAAGTGCAATACCGCCAGCTATGAATGCCTTGCCATTCGCACAGGATGCTTTTGAGGATGCGTTTGACCCGGAAGAGAACCTTGATAACCCTGCCTTTACTTCGGATATTGTAGACGAGGAAGATTATGCAGCTGATTATCAGCAGGGAGCACATCAGGAACAGGCATATCAGCAGACACCACAGGCTCAGCCACAGCCGGCAAAGGAACAGCCGCAGTCACCGGAAGATACTGGTTATTACTGTGACGGATGCGGAGCACCAATCAACGAAAAGGTATACGGATATTCGCTGAATAAGTTCGGCAAGCCGTTGTGCATGAAGTGCCAGAGAGGAGCGAAGTAATGAAGATTATTAAGATTTCGACTAACCTTGAAATGACGATACATGAATTTCCGACAGGCAGCTATGGAGAGCAGAATGATTATCTGCGAGGATTGATCGGAGAGGATTGCAGACTTTATGAGCATGTAATGCCTAAGAGATTATATACAGAGCTTCATCATCAGAACCACCCAACAAAGGTAATGGGGCAGTGTGTGAGTATGCTGATTGACGAAGAATGCCTGCTGAAAGAAAACATAGCACCAAATCTTATCGGCAGTTATTTGTACGAAACAGACAAACATGGAAATCCGATTTTAGGAAATGTCCTCTTTGTTGGAGAGGAATGGACCGGTGACGGAATAGACTTTTGCGGAATAGAAAAATCCGTATTTGAGAAACTGGAACTGCAGTTAAACAATATGATTTATGCAATGAAAGCGACAAGGGAGGCGCTAGGATTATGAAGATTTTACATACAGCCGATTGGCATCTCGGAACATTTAGAAGTCCGGTTAAAGACGGAGTAAACCTCCGTACAGAAGACACAAAGCGTTGTCTTGATGAATTAGTAAAAGTGGCAAGAGAGGAACATCCGGACTATTCCCTTATTGCCGGCGATGTATTCCATGTGGGCCGCCTGTGGTCTGACAGATGTTGCGAGGAAATTATCACAGCAATTCACTACATCAAGGAGCTTGCAATGGTATCTAAGCAGGTAGTTGTAATGAGAGGTACACCAAACCATGACGGAGCAGGTCAGTTCAATGTGCTTGCGGAAATGTTTGCAGATATTCCAAATGTGCATATTGTGATTACACCACAGGTACTTGCTTTTGAAGATGTTGATATTGCGGTACTGCCGGGATTTGACAGGGGAGTTTTCAGAGCAAAATATCCAGGGCTTTCAAGTGATGAAGAAAATGTGGTGTTCACAAATGAACTTTCAAACATTGTTACAGGCTTAAAGGCTCAGTGTGTTCCGGGAAAGAAAAGCATTCTTATGACACATTACACAGTGCCGGGATGTAATACGGAAAGCGGTCAGACAATGATGTTGACACAGTTCGAGCCAATCATTCCGCACGAAGCATTGATGGCGGCTGATTATACCCTTGTTGCATTGGGGCATATCCATAGACCACAGAAAATTCAGCACAGAGAATGGTATTATGCCGGTGCTGTAAATGCCATGAATTTTAATGATGAGGGACAGGAGAGAGGGTTTTGGATTCACAACTGGCACGAATTAGGAACTTGGCAGAGCTTCTTTCATCAGACACCAATCAGAGAGTTTGCGACTATCGAGCTGAATGATGAAGATATAACCCACATAAATATGCAGGCGATTGATTTTGTTGCAACTACAAAATGGAGAGGTTTGATTGATGGAAAAATCGTCAGAGTGCATTATAGCTGCACTGCTGAAAACAGCAAGGCACTTAATAAGGCAACCTTGGAAAAGGAACTGCTTGACGACGGAGCATTTATGGTGTGGGAAATTCTTCCGGACAAGATAGACGAATTTGTCAACAGAACAGAGTTGGCAAGCGTGACGGATCCAGAGGCAAACCTTATAAAGTACCTCGAAGAAAAGCAGGTGTCACAGGAGAAGATACAGGAACTTGTGTTAAAGGCTAGGCCGATTATTGCGGAGGCAGAGGCAAGTATGACTGGAACTGCTCACACAGGTGTATTTGAACCGGTTGAAATTGCTGTTAAGAATTACCGTAACTACGAGGAAGAAACCTTTAACTTTGAGGATATCAGCTTTTGCACTATCAACGGGCAGAACGGAGCAGGAAAGAGCAGTCTGTTCATGGATGCTATTATCGACTGTCTGTATGAAGAACCAAGAGAGGGTGTAATCATGGATGATAACAAAAAGCCTTCATGGTTGAGAAATGATGAAAGTGCCCGTTCTGGTTCGATAATGTTCACATTCCGTATTGGAGAAAAGAAGTATCGTGTTACACGAACTAGAGCCCGCTCCGGAAAAATCACATTGAACATATCGCAGTTCATTGATGGGGAATGGGAAGATTGCTCCAAGGAAAGAGCCAACGATACACAGACCGAAATTTTGAATATTCTCGGTATGGATAGCTTCACATTCAAATCTTGTGCATTGATTATGCAGGACCAGTACGGATTATTCTTGCAGGCAAAGCCGGAAGAAAGAGTAGAGGTGCTTGGAACGCTCCTGGGACTTGGAGTTTATCAGATTATGGAGAGATTTGCTTCTGATAAGGCAAAGGTAAATGGTGCCAAGAGCAGAGACTTAAAGCAGGAAATTACAATTCATAATGCGACTATAAATGAGTTTGGCAAGCCGGATGAAGAATTGGAAGTCTGCAAGAAAGAATTGGCAGAGCTTGAAATCAGATTGCAGGGGAAAGTATCGGAGAGAGATCAGAAAAAGTTAATCCTTGGCAATCAACAGGCGGCCGCAGAGCGACGAGTAAAGGCTCTTACAGCTGTTACTACTTTACAGAACAAAAAGACTGCGACAGAGCAAAATAGAGCCACTCAGCAGGCAATCGCAGACAGTTGTTCGGTTATCTTAGCTGGTAAAGCAGAAATCGAAGCCAAGGTTGCAGAAAGAAATGCCCTGTTGCAGAGAGAATTGGAGATTGCAGGACAGTCAGCACTTTATACCTCAAAAAAGAATGAGGCAGAGAACCTTGCAAGACAGGTTGAAATTGAGCAGAACTGTATTCAGCAGTATCGAATGAAGCTTAGCCAGAAAGAAAATGAGCTGGCACTTGCACAGCCGACGGAACAGGATGCCCTTGTAAGACAGAAGGCTGAGGAATACACCAAAAAGAAAGCCGAATTAGATGAATTGCAGGGAAAAGCGGTGACATATCAGAAAGCAAAGACTGAACATTCTGCGGCGGTATTCCACCATGACGAAACTGCAAGAAGATTTGATGCGGAAAAGCAGGCAGCGGATGAAAAGAAAAAGGTACTTGAAAAGAAAGTGGCAATTCTGAACGAATCCGGCTGTGTGGATATTGAAAATGCACATTGTAAATTCTTACAGGATGCTATTGAGGCAAGGGAACAGTTGGTAACACATGAGGCTTTATATGTTGATATTGCCGCTCGTAGAGACTGTGAGCTTGCCAAGGCACAGCAGATTGTTAATGAGAAGTATGAGGAAATGGAGGCTGTTGAATTTGACGCAGCTACATTGACACTTCTCCAGAGTGAATGTGCGGCATTACTGCCTTATGTATCACAGCTTGAAGCAATCAATCAGAGACAAAGCCGTATCGCTTTAATTGAGGCTGATTTGAAGCACTTACAGTCAAACATAGCCGAAGCAGAAAAAAGGCTCGCAGAGGTCAAATTAAAGGGTGCTCAGGCAGAAACAGAGCGTGATTTGTATGCGAAAGCATTTGAAGAACATGTACAGGTGCTTAGTTCTATTACTGCATTGGATCCGTGGGTTGAAAAGGAAAAACAGTTGCCGGTTGCAGAGGAAAGAAGCAAAACAGCACTGAACAGAGTATTGGAGCTGACAGCGGAATTGCTCACTATTGATACCGAGATTGCAGAAAGACAGGCAGAGGCAGATAAGGAAATTCTCGCCATGAGTGGCATTGAGGAAGCGCAGGCTGTTGTAAATGGCTTAGAAACCGAAGTGAATGCTATTAACAGTATGGTAAGAGAAAAACAGATGCGTATCGGAGCTTTGCAACAGAAAGCTGAGCAGATTGCAAAACTGAAACAGGAAATTGCTGTGTTACAGGAAAGACAGGTTGAATTTGCAAAAGAAACTGCAGATTACGACGCATTGAAAGTGGCATTTAGCCAGAGTGGTGTACCACATCAGATTATCCGCTCTATTATCCCGCAGCTTACGGCAACCGCCAATACTATTTTAGGACAAATGACCGGAGGCAAAATGGGAGTGGAGTTCCGCTTGGAGCGAATGCAGAAAAACGGAAAGGAAAAGGTATCACTTGACATTTTCATTGAGGAATACGGAAAGGCAAGCCTGCCTTATCTGTCAAAATCCGGTGGAGAAAAGGTTAAGTCCTCACTTTCGGTAATCCTTGCACTTGCAGAGATTAAATCATCATCTGCCGGTATTCAGCTTGGAATGTTATTTATCGACGAGCCACCGTTCCTTGATGGAGACGGAATACAGGCATACTGTGACGCATTGGAAACAATTCAGAGCAGATACAAGAATATTAAGATTATGGCTATTACTCACGATCCGACTATGAAAGCTAGATTCCCTCAGAATTTAGATGTTGTGAAGACAGAGAATGGCAGTAAAGTAATTTATTAAAAATAATGGGAGCTTGCTGAACAAGGATAGTCGGTAGTAGGCAGCTTGAAAAGAGGGCGAAGAGCGACCCTGCGGCTCAATGTTTAATATAGCCAATACCCAACGGTGTAATGCCAAGTATGCTCATAAGCCTAAACCCAAAATGAAAGGAGCGATAGCGTGCCAAGCAGATTTTTGAAAGAAAGCATCTGTCGAAGTGAGGAAATCGACTCTTTAACTTGGTTTGAAGAGGTGCTGTTTTACAGATTGATAGTGGCCTGTGATGATTACGGACGATTTGACGCAAGACCCAAGATTATTAAAGGTCAGTGTTTTCCGCTGAAAGACATCACTGGAAAGGATATAGACAAGGCTCTTGAAAAATTATCAGAAGTTGGTCTGATTGTGGTTTATGAAGCACAGGGCAGACCAGTGTTGCAGATGAAAACTTGGGAAAAACACCAAACTACAAGAGCGAAGCAAAGCAAGTATCCACCATTTGATGAAACTTGCATTCAAATGTATTCAGATGTGAACAAAGACAGTAATCCGATTACAGATGATACAAAAGCAGCAAGCAGTCAAAAAACACCACAACCGACAGTTCCGGAAGAACCACCGGTAATATCACTTTTATTAAATACCGGAGAGGAATATGGAATTGTTCAGAGCGATATTGTCGAATGGCAGGAATTATATCCGGCGGTTGATGTTATGCAGGAGCTTAGAAACATGAAAGGGTGGTGTAAAGAGAATGCTGCCAAGAGAAAGACGGCCAGAGGTATCAGAAGATTTATTACCAGCTGGTTGGCAAGGGAACAGAATCGAGGAGGAACTGTTGGATACAAAAAGACACCATCACCACAAGGAAGTTATGGAAATCGCCTAAGTGAGCTGCTGAATGAGAGCAGAGGTGATTTTAATGGCTAGCGAATTTGAACAGATGATAGAAAGATTGAAAGCTACAAGAGGTGTGGCAGAAACCACAGAAAAGGTCTATGAGTGTCCAAAATGTAAGGATAGCGGATGGATTGAAGTTAATGATGGTGTGTATTCGTACATGAAGCATTGCGAATGTTGGGCGGTCAGAGAGGCAAGAGCCTTGATGGAGCGTAGCGGAATATCTTCGGAGTTCCAAAGCAAAGGATTTAATAATTTTGATACAAGGAAGAATCCACAACTTGTCAATGCGAAGAATAAGGCTATCGAGTATTATAAGAATTTTCTTAAAACGGAGCATACAAGAAATAATTCCATTATGTTTTACGGACAGGTTGGAAGTGGAAAAACACACCTTGGAACTGCTATTTGCAGTAATCTTATGAGCCAAAACATTGCAGTGATTTATATGGCATACAGAAACACAGTTACAAAAATCAAACAGAGGCTTACGGATGAAGCTGATTATGAAAGAGAAGTTAATAGATACGCTCAGGCGAGGGTACTTTGCATAGATGATTTATTGAAAGGCAGAATTACAGAATCTGATGTGAATATCATGTACGAAATTGTGAATTACAGGTACATGAACAATCTGCCTATCATCATATCAACAGAGAAGTCTCTGGATGAGCTGCTCGACTTCGACGAGGCAATCGGTAGCCGAATGATTGAAATGTGCAGGGGAAATATAATTCAGCTGCAGGGCAAGGAACTAAATTACAGATTGTTTTCGTAGGAGGTGTCAGATGAAAGTAAAGCACCAGGGAACAATGAGAGGTGATGAAAAGGAATTCTTAGATTTGTTCCAAAAACTGTGTTACAGCCGTAGCAGTTGGCAGGTGTGGGCTGACTTGATGTGTGTAATGGCATGTGCAATAAGCAATGCTGTTGATTTCATTCCGGCACACAGAGAACCGAGAGAAAAGGAATATGAACAGTGCATAAAAAGGCTTGGTTCGGTAGAGGTAGCTTCACAGATGCTTGCTATTGTGGTTATGGCTTTAGAGAAGAATCCGGAACAGGATTTCTTGGGGGAAATGTATATGAGACTGAACCTCGGCAACCATTGGAAAGGTCAGTTCTTTACACCGTATTGCGTGTGCAAGGCAATGTCTGAAATAACTGTTGGTAATGCGTCGGATCAGATTGACAGTAAAGGTTATGTTTCAGTATGCGACCCCGCCTGCGGAGCAGGAGCGACACTGATAGCTGCCGCAAATACATTCGCTGATAAGAGAAAGGACTATCAGAACCATGTATTGTTCGTGGGACAGGACATAGACAGGGTAACCGGTATGATGTGTTACATCCAGTTGTCACTACTTGGATGTGCCGGATATGTTTGTATCGGAAATTCACTGACTAACCCATTAACAGGGCACGTCCTGTTTCCTGCGGAACAGCCGGGACAGGAGTTGTGGTTCACACCGATTTTTCACTCACAGGTATGGACATTTAGAAGATTGTTTAATTCATCAATCTTTGGAAGTGGAACTGTAACCACTCAAAAAACAGTGGAAAAAGAGCAGTTTACATATTTTTTCGATTTCGAACAGGAGGAATTAGCATGAACGAAGTAAAGCATTTTACGAAAGCACCAGAGATTCAGCATTTTGCGGAAGTAAAGGTTAGTCAAAATGATAATGCATATGGTGTTACGTGGGCGGAGGTTGTTAAGAATTATCTTAAAACAGCATATTCAGGAGAAGACGCACAGGCAGAGGTACAAGCATTCGGCAAGACTTACAAGGTGATTAGAAGAACAGAGGTAACAGCGTTTTACGACAAGGACGGGAACACCCTCTTTGATGTAACAAATGAGAGATTGGCAGATGAATATGAATGGCTTACAAGCAATCCGGTAAGCGAAGCAGAGGAAACGGAAGATGAAGTGGTAGCGGTTCCAATGGGAACGACTTCATTGGCGGCCATTGTGGCAGGGAATGTTCCGGCACCTACGGATGAAGAGGTTGCTGAAGCAATAGAGCAGATGAATGAAAATCTTTCGGAGGAGGATAATGGTGATGTCGTTGCTGAAGACAATGAGGGTTCTGAGGAAGAAACACCAGCTGAGGAAAATGGAGAAGTTGAGAAAGAAGTGGCACAAAGCGAACCAGAAGAGGGTGGAGAAGTTCACACAGAGGTGGATGGTGCAGTAGTAGAAAATACTCAAACAAGCTCGGTTTACATTGGCATTGTGGGTGCTACTACCAAATTGCAGGAAGAACTCAAAAAGGCAAAGGAAAAAGAATTTGCAGAGCCGGTTATTGAGTATCTGATTGAGAGATGTAAGGATTCCGAAAGTCTTGCAGCGGATATTTGCCAGGATCATAAGACTTGGAAGAAATGCTATCAGTACATTTACGAATCTGCTAGAAAGAAACTTAGAGGCAAGTCTGGACCTGTGAGAAGTGACATTGTCTTTGAATGGGCAGAGGATTACTACCGCAAGGATGATAAGGCAGAGGAAGAAAAGAAAGCCAAAGAAGCTGCGGAGAAGAAAAAGAAAGAGGCTGAAAAGAAGAAAGAGAAGGCTGCCGAAGTAAAACCGAAGACTACCGAGAAAAAGCCTGCAAAATCTGAGCCTGCAAAACCGGTTGAGGAAAAAGTGCAGGAAGTTCAGAAGCCAAAGCCACAGCCTAAGAAGAATAACAAGGATATGGATGGACAGATGGATTTATTCTCCTTGATGGGTATGTAGGAGGTGGTATGAGTGAAAAAGAAAGAACTAAAAGCCATACCAGTTCCCAAAGCAAATGTGGAGGCTATACATAATATTGCAGTAGCCGGCAAGGGCAAAAGAGGTGTGATTGCCACCCAGAAGAAAAAAGTGGGAGCAGAGGAAACTCTGGTACTCAATGTCTATCAGACCAGCGGTAGAAATAAAAGAGACATTTCGTTGTTGTTCCGAGTGTTTTGTCAAAAAGCCGATTATACAACCTTTGAAGTGGAATGTGGCAAGTGGAGAACAGGAGCGTTATTGAATTTGGTTTGCAGGGATTCCGGATGGGCGGAGTATTGGTGGAACTATGAACAACTGGAATTTCTGACTGATACAGACGCAAAGCGAGCTGAGGACACATTTAGAAAGTGGCTCGAAAACAAAGAGAATTGCGGAGAAAGACCAGCATTTACCCTCCTACACCGCTATCAAGAAAATGTAAAGAGAAACAGGCTAATTAAGAAGCATAAGAAAGAAACGGATGTTATAGATGCGGATATGGAGAAGTTCGGAGAGCTGCCGGATGATTATCAGCAGTTTGTTGAAGAAAGGGTGTTCAAGGACGACAACTATATTTTCTATGACACCAAGAGAAAGAGAGCCTATTGCACCAGCTGTAAAAACACTTTCCTGTTGGAGAATAAGCACCTCAGACATGAAACGATTGGTATTTGGAATAAGCAGGACGAGGTAAAGCATAATCGTACAGTCCGTTGTCCGTATTGCAATAAGTTCCTACAAGCAAAAAGCGAGGGAATGAGCAGACAAAGTCTTGTGTCGGTGCAGTGGAGTGTATTGGTTCAGCCGCATGGTGAGGAAGTATTAACGAGATATTTTTGTCACATAAAGGATTTCAGAACCGATTTTCATAATCCTAAGATAAGCACCAGCGAGGATTATAGAACAGTCCATACGGCAGAAAAGGTAACGGATTATATGTGGGCGAACTACAAGACCACAGGAAATATGAGGTGGTGCTATTACAGAGATAGAGGCTCTACGTGGTATCCGCCAGCAGAAACAGTAGCTCCAAGAACTACCATGCTATATAACACCGACTTGAAGAAAATGGTGGCCGGTACCTGTATGAAATATAGTGTTCCGGATATTTTCTTTGAAAAGGTTGCGAATGACCCAAGACATTTTAATTCGCCATGGCTGATTGATAATTATTTCAATTCCTATCGTAAATATCCATTCATAGAACAGCTGTTAAAGGTTGGTTTTTACAAAATGGTGCAGGAGTTCTTGGAAGATAGCAGGATGCGGAATACGGATTTGAATAAAGGCTGCAACAGTATCTCGGGAACTTTGGGAATTAACAAGTACCAGTACAATATGCTCCGTAAGGTAGGAAATCCGAGGTTGAGAGATTTGGAGATATTGAGATATAAGCCGGATTTGAAGTGGGAAGAATTCTCGTCGCTTCGTTATGTGAGAGACGACGGATATGTGGATATGTACAAAAAGTATATTGATTTCATGCAGTACACTACGCTGCACAAATTGTGCAAATACATCAGCACACAGAAGATTGCTCATTCACAGGATTACTTCGATTACGCAGGGTGGCTTGAAAAAATGGGTTATGACATGAGGAACGAATTTAATCTGTTTCCAAAGAATTTCAAAAAGGCCCATGATGAAATGTCTAAGCAGTATATGGAATTCAAGGACAAGCAGGCAAGAGAAGAAACCAAGAGGTTCAATCGTTTGTTGGCAAAGCTGAAAAAAGAAACTGTGGATGTAGAAGCTATGAAGCTGGATATTGCAGGATTATTCATCAGACTGCCAAACAAATTGGAGGAACTGAAAGCAGAGGGAGAAGCTCTTCATCATTGCGTTGGAACGTACATGGAAAAGGTGCGAAAGGGCGAAACGATGATATTCTTCATCCGCAGGAAAGAAGAACCGAACAAACCATTTTACACATTGGAATGGAAAGGCAGAGTGCTCCAATGCAGAGGCTCACATAATTGCGATATGACACCAGAGGTAAAAGCCTTTGTGAATATATTCCAAGAGAAAATGGTGGAGTATGAGAAAGAACCTAAGAAGCAGAGAAAGGCGGGATGATATGGCAGACCAGAACAGACAGAGAATACATAATTTATTATGCAAAATGAATGATGAGGATAGAAACCAGCTGTGTTGCCTGCTTATTAAATCAGGATATGCAGTAAGAATTGGTAAGGAACGTCCCGGAGGAAAGGGACAGACAAAATATTTCGTAGAGTATTGGGAGGAGGCTGATAAGGATGAACCGCTCAAAAATTGAATGGTGTGATCATACTTGGAATCCAATAACCGGCTGCAGACATGGTTGTGAATATTGCTACGCAAAAATAATGTCTGTGAGATTTTCGGGTGATGTGCGATTAAATCTTATGGCAAAAAAGGATTATCGTACCGAAGCTGCCAGAGACGGAGGAGAGCAGGTTTATGTTTTGGATGAACCTATGCTGAATGAAACAGGAAAGGCTTTGATTTATCCGTTTGGATTTGCACCTACATATCACAGATACAGAATGAAAACTCTGGATAAGCTGAAAATGGGTAACAACATTTTTGTAGGAGCTATGGCAGATATATTTGGCGAATGGGTTCCGGATGCTTGGTTGGATGATGTGTTTAAGGTCTGCATGGACAGACCTCAGCACAATTATCTGTTCCTTACAAAGAACCCTAACAGATTTATTACCTATGGAGTGCCGACACAAAAAGAGAATATATGGTACGGTACCACGATTACAGGACCGGCAGATATGGATAGAATGACTGCTCTCATAATCGACGGAAAAACATTCGTGAGTATAGAGCCATTGCATAAGAGATTGTCCAAAGAAGATATACAGTTGATTTGCAAACTGTCGGATTGGGTTATCGTCGGCGCGGAAACCGGTAGGAGCAACGATAAAATACTTCCGGAATTTGATTGGATAAAGGATATCGTGCTAGAGGCTGATAATGTGGGAATTCCAGTATTTATGAAAGATAGTCTGATACCTATTGTTGAGGAAAAGAATATGCGTAGAGAATTTCCGAAGCAGCTGCAAGGGTCTACGGTCAGTCCGAAGATGAAAAAGAAACTGTATGACAGATGTTCCGACTGCAAGGCACAGCTCAAAAAGTCGGAAATGATTACCTTATTCGCAAGGTCTAAGAGGGGCGAACAGCCTAAACAGTTCGGATTTATGTGTAAGGAATGTTTCAAACAGTTCTGCAAGAACTTAGGTTTAGACATACCGGAACTTGCTGAATTTGCGGATAGCGTAACAATTGGACCAGGAGATGATTAGGATGGGGCACAATCCATGGAATTATAACAGTGAGGGCTATGCTGATAAAACAGCAGGCAGAGCTATACAGAATATGGCCAGAGAAGAAAGGAAGATGAATATGGCAAAGAAAAGAAGCTGCAGACGAACCGAAGACGAAAATAGAATCCATGAAAAAGCAGTCAAGTGGCGCAAAATGACAGATGAACAGTTGGTGCATTATGTTGAGGATAGGGTAGAAAAGGCAAGAAGCGAAGGTTTTAATCAGGGAAAGGCTCTGTCTAAGCCGGCACCAAAGATTGACATTAGAGCAATCGTTGAGGAAATCGGCAATGTAAAGGGAATTGGAGCAACCAAGTTGCAGGATATCAAAGCAATTCTTGAAAAGCGATTGGAGGCGGGTACTGATGCCTGATCCACGCAGACAGATTATCGGAAGACGGAACAAAGAAGCCGGAGAAACATTTGAGCGGTGGATATCGAATGCCTGTGAATTCTATTTGCGGAATGGATGGGCGCATATTGAAAAGACACCAGAACCTTTTCATATTACCGGAAAGGATAAGAATGGGGTTGTCAAAGGCTATTATGAGAAAAAAGGACAGCCGGATTACAAAGGAATTCTATGTGACGGAACAGGAATTATGTTTGAAGCAAAACATACTGATTCCGACAGGATAAGGCAAGATGTTGTGACGGATAAGCAGTGGGAGAGCTTGGATATTTACGAGAAGTTTGGTGCTCATTGTTTCGTGATGGTATCGATGGGACTGACAAAATTTTATAGAGTTCCTTGGAAAGTATGGAAAGATATGAAGTCATTGTTCCGGCATAAGCACATGACGGAGGAAGAACTGGAACCATACAAGCTGAAAGAAAGACAATGCACGATTTTGATTTTGGAAGGAGTGGAATTGAAAGATGAAGATACAAAAGGTTGAGCTTGCACAGAAGATAAATAAGATTAAGGGTGTGGTTCCCAAGAAAACCAAAATGCCCGTTTTACAGGGCATTTTAGTGAAAGACGGTTATTTAATCGCCAACAACATGGAAATGAGCGTTAAGGCGAAGATAGAGGGCATAGAGGACGAATGTTTCATAATTCCAATGAAAGCATTTGACCTTATCAACAATCTGCCAAATGGTGAAGTTGAGATTATTCCGGATGGTACCAATATTACAATCAAGGCTGCCAAAATCAAGAATAAGTATCAGACAATGGATCCGTCGCTATTTCCGAATGCAGAGGTGCCGGGAGAGAACGAACACGAAATTGTATTGGATAGCAAGGCTTTGTTGGAATCTATGAGGCGAGTATCGTATGCAATTCCTTTGCAAGCGGCAAATAAGACAATGTCTTCTCTATGTTTGCAGGCAACAGGCGGCTGGTTAAACTTTGTAGGCCTTGACGGTCATGTGTTGGCTTGGGACAAGATTGAGTATGACGGAGAGTTTGAACTGCTTATTCCCAAGAGCACGATTGACAAAATGCTTTCTGTCGGCTTGGAAGGAAATGTTTCTATCAGACATAACAAAGTGGCGGCAGTATTCGTGACAGATGAATATGAAATCTACACAAGATTGGTGGATGGAGATTACTACAAATACAAGACTATGTTCGGCGAGCTGTCACTAAGAACAGTTGTTACCAAAACGGAGTTTTTGGACGCAATGATAAGAGCCAAAATGTGTACGGATGAAAGCAGTCCAGTGAAATTTGAAATCTCTGGAGATACCGTAGATATTACCATTAAGGATAATACAACCGATTATCACGAAACGATTACCTTACAGGAGGCTTTGGAAGAACAGTTGACAATAGCTTTTAATGCTCGTTTGGTTATTGAAACACTAAAAGCCTTTGATTGCGATAATGTCGGAATCCAGCTGCAAGGTCCAAAACATCCAATGATTGTGGAGGCAGAGGATAGCGAATTTAAGTCTATCGTATTGCCTGTGCAGATAAAGTAGCACCATGTAACCCGTAAATAACCTGTTTAACGCATAGGTATCTGATTGGTCTCAGAGGAAATTATATCACAAAGTAAAAGAGGGCGGTCGGTGCTACCGCCCGGGAAGGAGAATTATGTCCAAAGGTTATATGAAAGTATGCAGATGTAAGGAATGTGGAGAAATTTATCCGAATGGAATTCCGTATATTTGCAAAAAGTGTGGAGCAGAGATAGGAACTCTAACACCAATGATATTACAGGCATTAGGTCATGGAGAGGTTTCTCTTACAGATAAATGTGAGAAGGTAGTGGCAAAGAAAGGTTTATTTGGTTGGAAGGTAAGGGAGGAAATAAAGTATGCAGATGTGTCCAAAATGCAGGAATAAGGTGGAAAGACTGCTGGCTTTATCGAGAACTGACAATAAAACTATGATTTGTGACGAATGTGGAACGAAAGAAGCGTTGGATGTGGCAGGACTTACGGAAGGTAGTTCTGTGAGAGAGGCGATTTTACAGAGCACTCGTCAAAATCCTCGTCGTTCGTCAGCTTATGAGAAAACTAGAGCGGCGGTATATGCCACAGGAAACAGATGGGCGATAGAAAATTTTCATGCCACGCATGATTAGGAGGTATTTATGACAAAGCAACAAGTACATGAAATATTGTGTAGTGCAGATGATAAATCCAAAATGCAACTGGCTATGCAATGTCAGATGAATGGTATCGACATTGAAAGTTTAGAGGAAACATTGGCGAAAGCACTTTCCTTGGCAGAGCAGGCGGTTAAGCCTGCGTTGGAATATTATCGTTATTTAGGTGGAAAGTAGTTAGGAGGCTCTTATGGATAGCAAATGGAGAGAAAAACAGATAAAACACGCAAGAGAGCGTTTCAAAGACTTTGTGGCTGATTTTAATGATTATGGAGATATACAGACGTTGGATTGGCGGCATAAGGATGGTGGAAGTGATTGCCATGTTCATTATATTTTCGATACTAAACAACAGTATATGCATATTTCCGGAGATTTGGGTTCTGCCTGCTTTTATTTAACTTGGGAGCCGACATTTGAGAATATGAGAAATAGGATCAGAGACCCTTGGTATATCATTGGAAAGCTGGAATGCTCGACTGATAAATATGTTTATCCTGATGAATATGTCAGAAGTGAAATTGAAGAATACTACAAAGATTGGGCGCCGGCAAGGGATGATTACGACGAAGGAGAAGATGGTCATGAGCAGTATTTAGAGGATAAAGAGGAATTCTGGGAAACGATAGAGAGCTTCATCCAAGCACATGACAGACATTATGGTTTCCAAGAAGCGAACTGCGATAGATTTGATGAATTGCAGGAGATAGACGGGGAATGGTATGAGCATGAATTTGGTCGCTGCATTTCCACGAGGGTGTATTGTTGGTTGGTAGGATTGGAAATGGCATGGGAAAACTATGTAAGCCAAGAACGATGTACTAATACAGAATGTCCGTACTACAAAGAAAATTGCGGAATATGTCCTGCAAGAAATGGATGTGCCGGTTATGAAAGGTCAGCTGATATTTGATGAATTTATGAATATAACAGAGGAAAAGCCACCGGAACATAAGCAAGAGAGAGTTCCGATGGTGGATCCATGTTACTACTGTTTGTGTAGGTCGTGTATCAATAATGCAGAGAGCAGAACTATTATTCCAGATGAGCTGCCTTATGATTGGCAACCATGCTTTTTCTGTGATATATGCAGGAATTTTGATGGAGAAAGCCCGGAGGATATGGAAAGGACAGAATGCTCCGAATATGTAATAGACAATTATCATGCAGAGCAGAACAGGAAGAAATTAAGAATTGTGAGGTGAATGTATGGCTGAGAAAGAAAGTAAATGTTGTAGGACTTGCAAGTGGTATTCTGACGAGGTGTGTTGCAACGGAGATAGCAGATTTAGAGCAGATTTCCGTTCGGAATATCAAATTTGCGAAAAATGGGATGGAATACAAAAGGAATTACAGAAACGCAAGTTGTCACTCTGTGAGTACAGAAATATGTTTGGAACAAATCCTAATGACGATTTGAAGAGCGGAAAAACCCTAAGTGCTTTTGAGGCAGATTGGTTTGTATGTGAAGTGGATACTTATGGGAAAGAACAAGGAACAGTAACATTGATGGAGGCAAGGATATATGGCGGTAAACAAGGATAAGCTGAAAGAATTAGATAGCCATTGGATAGAGGTAATGGATTTGGCTGAAAAGTATGGATTTATAGGACAAGCATTTGGCGGCACAGCGGTTCTTCTTACACATAAGAATCAGTTAGAGGCTGACGGAGAAGAAAAGTATATTCGCAGACAAAAAGAATTGTTTGAAATTGATATGAGAGGAAGTGTTTTGGATGAACAAAATTGATGATAAGGTGGCTGTTTTATTGGAATTGCCGTTGCCGGATAAGAATGGAGAGATACAACTTACAGATGCCCATATACAGTTAATTCATGAGATTAGCGAGATGTGTAACGATATTCCTTTGGTGCAGGACACAAAGGAGCAGGCGGAAAAGTACGCAGAGGGAGTTACCGCGGAGCAGGTTTATGTTGATATGCTCCATAATATTGTAGAAGCTCCAACCAGATTGCACATGAGAGCAGCTGTGAGAATGCTCATACCGGTTATTGACAAAAAGTTGAAAGGTGGTGGCGAGGGTGAATAGGAAAGACACCACAGATTTTTTGAGGAATCTGTTGATATCCAATAGACTTTCCGGCAGGGGAAAGTATTGGGCGAGTGAAGTTAGCATCGATTACGGAACAACCAATGTAAAAAGGGTAGATTTCATGCAGTTTGAACCAGCTGGTGTGATTTATCAAAGCGACATTGAGAAAGGCACATTCACTTGTTACGAGGTTAAGAGTTGCAAAGAAGATGTTTTCAGTGGGAATGGACTTAATTTTATCGGCGAAAAGAATTATATAGTGACTACAATGGAGTGTTATAAAGCCATTCAGCCGGATATGAGAAGCGGAAAGCTATGGAAACATATTCAAGAATGCAATCCAGAGGTTTCAGCACACTTTGGGTTTATAGTGCCTGTGCCATGGATGACTAAACCAGAAGATGAATATGAAAATCCAACGGAACTAGAGAGGGATATTACTTGGGAATTAAAGGTTATATATCCTTGTAGGCAGGGAGGCAGAAAGCGATCCACGACGGAGTTGCTGTTCTGCATGCTGAGAAGCGGAAAGTAGGTGAATGTTATGATAAGACCAATTCTTTTTAATGGTGATATGGTTAGGGCAATATTGGAAGGCAGAAAAATCGTTACAAGACGGTGCGTGAAATCAAAATCAAAAAATGCTTGTGGTTTCTTTGTTACTACAAGGAAATCTGATGGTGCTTTTATGGGAGTATATGATTCTGACGAAAACGAAATGATGTATGAAAGTCCGCAGGCACAACCGGCTTATGTAGGAGATATTTTGTATGTTAGGGAAACATGGCAGGAGTGTTGCAGATACACAGTGAATAGTCCGATTATACATAACAAGTATTGTTTCAAGGCAAGTATTGATTCCGCTCATTATGGTTGCATAGAGGATTGTGGGAAAATATGCAACTGGAAACCATCAATACATATGCCGAAAGAAGCAGCACGTATCTTCTTGAAAGTAACAGATGTGCGAGTTGAAAGGTTACAGGACATTACAGATGAACAGACAGAAGCAGAAGGATTTCAATTTACTCCCCCATGCCTAAGTAAAGTATCAGAAGATAGTTATTGTGACCTAGATGGACCATGTACAAACAAAATCAAATACTGTGATATGAGTGCAGGCGAATTGTTTGGAAAGGTATTGTGGGATTCCACAATTAAGAAATCAGAACTTGATACATACGGATGGGATGCTAACCCTTGGGTATGGGTAATTGAATTTGAAAGGTGTGATAAGCCGGATGAATTTACAGGAAGTAATAATTAGGGATTCCAGAGGCTCTTGTCCAAAATGCAGCGGAATGTTGGCGACAGTTATAGGCAACTCGGTTTATAAGTGCATAGACTGTAAAACTGTGTTTGAAGCTGTGGAAAAAGGAAATGCGGAACATGGAGTTGTATTAAGAGAGAAGGTGCCTAAAAGTGAAAGTACATAAAATGGAGCAGTATCATTTTAGCAACCGCCTTGGAAGGGAAGAACCTACAGGAAAATATGAGACTACAAGGAACGGGAACAGGAGAGCTATTACAAAGTTTATGATAAGGTATAGAACTGAAGCCGGCACAATTGTCCCGGAGAAATGGTTAGAAATTGCAAGAATGTGTGTGACGGAAACAAAATCTGAAAATCTGTATCAAAATATTATTCGCTACATCAGCACTCATTGTGCATGGTTAAAGACAAATGTGGAAAAGGAAGAATATGCACTAAACATTCTTCTTGGCAGGGTGTACCGGCATTGGAAAGACTTCTCTCTGGATGGTGCGACAGAACACACAGCATTTGTGTTTGAGTTTTAGGAGGTGCCTATGAAATGTTATGCGTGTGGTCGGGAGTTGAAAAGTGCGACGAGTAGGGAAGTGGGGTATGGACCGGTGTGTTACAGAACTGTTTTCGGTACTTCAATCAAAAAGAAAAAAGATAAGGTGGAAACCTCTGATTGCTCGGATTTTCCGTATTATGAAATACCGGGGCAAATGATCATTGAGGATTATCTTGGTAACAATAGCGAATAAGATAAAAAGGAGAGTGCTTTCGCAACCCTCCCAACAGACAGTTAGATTATATCATAATTCGTTATGAATTAAAATAAATTTTAAGGAGGCGCGAAAGCATGGATCAGTCAACAACAGAAATGACGCTTATAACTTTAACACCAGAGCAGTTAAAAGGTATTTATGAGAGAGCTGCCGAGATTGGTGCCAAAGAAGCGTTAAAAGCATACGAGCAGGAGCGAAAGAAGGAGCAGGGGAAAAGAGCAGACCGAAGACTGAGGAACACCAAACTCCTTCTCCGAAACTATCATATGCTGAAAGAACACGCAGAGAATTCCGTATTTGGTCGTACACAAATGGAGGAATCAGCATTGGATATTCTGGAATCAATGATGAATATGTACGACAACGAGGTAATCATTGAGAGCATTAAGAGAAGTGCCACAAGGACAGCAATTATCGTATCTCACATTGAAACTATGTTCGGGTTGTATGACGCATACTGCGAAAAGTCTCAAAATAAGGAGATAGACCGCAGGAGATACGAAGTAATATGGGACAGGTATATGGCAGAACCGGTGTTATCTGTAAAAGAGATTGCCAATAAGCAGAATATGTCTAAGGAAAATGTCTACTCTGACTTGAAAGTTGCAGAGGAAAGATTGACAGCTCTTATTTTTGGTGTGGACGGATTGAAAGTACATTAAATCCACCGTCTACAAAAAAATTACATTGACTTTGCAATATAAAAGTGGCAAAATCGTATCTGTAAAATTCTAAATCAAATGTCTGGGAGAAGTCTGATTGCGGTCAGGCTTCTTTTTGTGTGAGATTTTTCCGGGAAAGAGGTGGAAAGGAACAGGAAATACATAGCTCCTCCAAGTAAAAAAACACAAGATTGGAGGATTAAAATGAATTACACACTTATGGTACTGATTGCTTATGCAGTTATTATGCTGCTTGCAACGGTGTTAATGACAAAAAAGGAAAAGAGTATTGAAAAATTCTGCGTTGGTAGCAGAAAGGAGAATTGGATCGTGTCGGCGCTAAGTATTGCGGCAACATGGATATGGGCTCCTGCACTATTCGTTTCTACGGAGAACGCATACACCAAAGGCTTTGCAGGGCTGTTTTGGTTTCTGGTACCGAATGTATTGTGCTTGATATTCTTTATACCATTTGCGAGAAAGATTAGAGAGGAAATGCCGGAGGGAATTACATTGTCGGGATATATGCACGATAAGTATAAGTCCAAAGGTGTGAAAAATGTATATCTGTTCCAGCTTGGAGCATTGTCTGTATTGTCAACGGGAGTACAACTTCTGGCCGGCAGTAAGATATTAAGCATGCTCACTGGAATACCATTCGTGGCAATGACGGTAATAATGGCTGTTATTGCTTTTTCTTATTCCCAGTTTTCCGGAATAAAGGCTTCGATAACGACTGATGCCATTCAAATGGTGTTTATGTTGATAGCAAGCGTTTGTTTTGCGGTATTTGGAATCAGAAACGGAAATGGTTTTGGAAGTGTTATTGCAGGTCTTGGCGGTATAAGTGGAGACTGCAGTTCGCTCTTTTCGAGCAAAGGCTTAGAAATCTTTCTTGGATTTGGATTGCCAACAACCGTTGGTCTGATATCCGGACCATTCGGAGACCAGTGCTTCTGGCAGAGAGCGTTCTGTGTCGAAAAGAAAAAAATAGGCAGAGCATTCTTCGTGGGAGCAATTCTCTTTGGAATTGTGCCTTTATCAATGGGCATTCTTGGTTTCGTAGGCGCCGGTATGGGATATGCCGCGAAGGATTTGGGAGTGCTTAATTTTGAACTGATTAGCACATTGTTCCCAGCATGGGCGGTTATTCCATTTTTGTTTATAATTATTTCCGGACTTTTATCAACGATAGATAGCAACTTGTGTGCTATATCGTCCCTCACAACAGACATTTTCAAGAAATCAACAATCAGACAGAGCAAATTATCAATGGTACTGCTTTTAGCTCTCGGAATTGCAGTGGCGAACATACCAGGGCTTACGGTTACCCACTTATTCCTTATGTATGGCACTTTAAGAGCTGCAACCCTATTACCAACCATTCTTACCTTGAAAGGCTTTAGAATGGCACCACAGGGAATTGTCGCAGGCATAATTAGTGCTCTTGTAATAGGATTGCCTATTTTCGGTTATGGAAATATAAATAATATCGCAATCTACAAGACCATAGGCAGCATTACAACAGTTGCATTATCCGGAATAATTGCACTCCTCGTAAGCAGAAAGGTGAGGTGCAAGAATGGGTAATCTACTGAGGAAAAAGCAGAATGTCAAAAACCCTGAATGGTTGGAGGCTATTAAGAGCATTGAAAGCATAGTGTCAAGAGAGGCTCTGGATGAAAAGGTCAAAAAGACTGTCGAGGAAATCAAGACAACAACGGCAGATAAAAAGTGTGCGTATGCATGGAGCGGTGGAAAAGATTCCATTGTTTTAGGTATTATATGCGAAATGGCAGGAATAAAGGACTGTGTGTTGGTTGTCTGCGATTTGGAGTATAAGGCATTTATGGATTGGGTAGAAGAAAATAAACCGGAGAAACTTGCCATTGTAAATACGGGGCAGGATTTGAAGTGGTTGGCAGCTCATCCACAGATGTTGTTTCCACAGGACAGTAAAGTGGCTGCACAATGGTTCCAGATAGTTCAGCACAGAGGACAGGCAAAATACTACAAGGAGAATGATTTGGAAATTATGCTCCTCGGAAGACGCAGATCCGACGGAAACTATGTTGGAAAAGGTAGTAACATCTACACCAATGGCAAGGGTATCACACGATACAGTCCGTTGGCAGATTGGAGCCATGAAGAAATATTGGCATTTATTTATTATTACAACGCAAAAATCCCGCCTATCTATGAATGGGAGAATGGTTATCTCTGCGGAACACATCCATGGCCGGCAAGACAATGGACCGGTAGTATAGAGAACGGATGGAAAGAAGTATATGAGATTGACAGTTCTATTGTGACAGAGGCGGCGAGTTATATTCCAAGTGCCAAGGCATTTTTGGAAGATATAGATTGCTAACAAATGAAATCATTTGCAAGCAGATATATTCACTATTTGCAGATAGTGTAAAGATAGTAAAACTGTATGCTCCTTCGAGATAATATCAAGGAGGACGCACAATGAAAGTTATTACAATGAAACTCTCCGAGCTGGTAAAGCCGGAAAAGAATGTGAGAATCCACACAGAACAGCAGTTAAAGGAGTTTGAACGCAGCGTAACGATGTTCGGACAGATTAGACCTATTGTTGTGGATGAAAACAATGTCATTTTAGCAGGAAACGGATTATATGATACATTGGTCCAGATGGGAAAAGAAACCGCAGATGTGTATAAATACACAGACCTTACAGAAAATCAGAAAAAGAAGCTGATGATTGCTGACAATAAGATTTTCAGTTTAGGTATTGAGAACCTGGATACATTAAACTGTTTCCTCGAAGAACTGCAGGGGGATTTGGATATTCCCGGCTTCGATGAAGAAATACTGAAGCAGATGGTGTCAGATGCAGAGGATGTAACTGAAAAGATTGCCGAATACGGAACTCTGGACGATGAAGAAATTCAAAATATCAAAGAGAATGCCGAGAGACAGGAAAAGAAGATTGCAACCTTGGAATCAAAAAGCGAAAGCTCTGATACCAATAACACCGGGAATACTGATAATCCAGAGGTAAGAACCACAAGCGAGCAAATCCATGAGGAGCAGGACGGAGAAAGCGCCGATATTAAGAAATTTGTTATCTGTCCGAATTGTGGGGAAAAGATATGGCTGTAAAAAGGTGCGAAGCCAGTATTGATGTAGTGCAGGCTGCGAAAATCCGAATTAAGAATGTATTCGGAAATGGCTTGCCGGTATATATGTCCTTTAGCGGCGGAAAGGATAGCCTGTGTATGGCACAACTCATTATGGAGCTGGCACAAGCAGGAGAGATAAATCCGGCACACCTGATAGTGCAGTTTATTGATGAAGAGGCTATTTTCCCATGCATGGAAGAAAAAGTGAGAGAATGGCGAAAGAAATTCCTGTTAATTGGAGCAAAGTTTGAGTGGTATTGCCTAGAGGTAAAACACTACAACTGCTTTAATGAATTGTCCAACGATGAAACTTTTATATGTTGGGACAGATATAAGAAGGATGTCTGGGTTAGACAACCTCCATCCTTCGCAATTAGAAATCACCCGTTATTGAGACCTCGCATTGATGCGTATCAAGATTTTTTACCGAGATTATGCGTAGGCGGGATTACCATTACCGGCATTAGAACAGCGGAATCGGTGCAGCGTTTACAGAACATTGCAACTATGCTGAGAGCTGGTAAGACAATGACGAGAAAGAACCAAGTATTTCCGATATACGATTGGAAAAACAACGATGTGTGGTTATATCTCCTTAATCAAAAAGTGGATATACCAGAAATATATCTGTTCTTGTGGCAGTCCGGCACAAGAAAAGGACAGTTGAGAGTATCACAGTTCTTTTCGATTGACACCGCAAAGAGCCTTGTCAAAATGAATGAGTATTATCCTGATCTGATGGAAAGGATAGTGCGACGAGAACCAAATGCGTATCTCGCTGCATTATATTGGGATAGTGAAATGTTTGGCAGGAGCACAGCCGCAAGAAAAGAAAATGAAAAGGGAATGGCTGAAAAAGATTATAAAGCAGCTCTGTTGGAACTGTTTTCAGATATGGACGGCAATTTCCGAACAAAGCATAAGAGATATGTGGCTGAGAGATACCGTAACTTCTTTATGAGCGTTTCTGCAATCGCTGACAATAAGGATTGCAAGGCAATATATGAAGGACTTATATCAGGCGACCCGAAGCTACGTTCCTATCGTGCTTTGTATCAGAGGATATATGGAAAGTATATTACAGAAGCCAAAAAGAAGGAGGAAACAGCACATGGATAATATTAAGGCACCGTTATCTACTCTCCAGTGGGTAGACAGGGCGAAAGTAAAACCAAATGATTACAACCCAAACAAAGTATCAAAGCAGAATTTAGACCTGTTGAAGCAGTCTATTTTAACTAACGGATGGACACTACCTATTGTCGTTCGTCCGGATTATACCATTATTGACGGTTTCCACCGTTGGACTGTGGCAGGAGAAGAACCTTTGAAATCTATGTTGGGTGGAATGGTACCGGTGGTAATTGTTGAGCATAAGGATAAAGCCGGCAATATGTACGGAACGGTCACTCATAACAGAGCCAGAGGTACACATCTTCTCGGACCTATGAAAGCGATTGTAAAAGAATTGCTTAATGATGGGAAAACTGTAGAAGAAATAGGCAAGCAACTTGGAATGAGGCCGGAGGAAATATTCCGATTGTCAGAGTTCTCCAAAGAAGACTTCTTGAAGATGATGATAAACTCGGAAAAAGGATATTCAAAGGCTGAATTTATTACGAAGATTTAATGATAATTCAAATAATATTCGTGAGAGCGACACACAGGGAGGCACAGACCTCCCTTTTGTGTTCCCACGATTGCAAAAACGAATAGGAGAGAGGTGGTGATATGCCGAGGGCACCGAGCGAAAAAGTAACGCAGGCTGAAAAGCTGTTCAATGACGGAATGGCAATGGTTGAAATAGCCAAGAAATTAGGAGTTTCCGACGGAACTGTACGAAGCTGGAAGAACAGGTACGGATGGGGAACTAATTCAAAAAAAAACAAATGCAACGTTGCGAAAAAAGATGATAAAGAAAATGCAACGTTGCAAAAGAAAAAGCGAGGCGGTCAGAAAGGAAATAAGAACTCCAAAGGTGCTTCTAAAGGCAAAGGCAATCCAAATCCAACTCCGCCTCCTGATGTGACGAAACATGGCGGTTATGTACCAGTGTTTATGGATGCTCTCGACGAGGACGAGAAGGAACTTATTGAAACCATTCCGGAAGACACAGAACTTCAGTTGATGGAGCAGATACAGCTTTTCTCAATTAGAGAGCGAAGAATACTTAAAGCAATCAATAAGTATCGTGAACAAAAGGGAGATGTATCGGTTTCAAATGTTACAAGGTTTGAGGATAAGAGAGCATTTAAGTCCGAAGAGGAAGAGGCTGAATACAATAGGCGCCAGAAGGAGAAAGTTGATAAAGGAGATATTCTTCCGGGTAAGTCCTATAGCGTACAGACAAGCACGACCAACAAGGACATGATTATCGCAAGGCTTGAACAGGAACTTTCAACAATCCAAAGCAAGAAGACAAAAGCTATTGAGGCTCTTTCTAAGTACAGAATGGAGAAAGCGAAGCTTGAAAGCGAAGCGGCTGGCGGTGCAGCTGTTGATGATTGGATAGCTGCTGTTCTTGGAGACGGAGGGGATGCTGATGAATAATACTTCCAAAGTCGCAAGAAAGAGGTTCTTCCAAAAGAGAATACCTGTGTATCGCAAAGAACCTGTTCTATTTGCGAGAGAAGTGCTGTTATTTGAGCCTGACGAATGGCAAAAGAAAGCATTGATGGATTTAGCGAGTAATCCGAAGGTTGCGATTAAGTCCGGGCAAGGTGTTGGTAAAACAGGTATGGAGGCGGTTTGCCTGCTATGGTTCCTGTGTTGCTTTCCTTATCCGAGAATTGTTGCAACGGCACCTACAAAGCAACAGTTACATGATGTGTTATGGTCCGAAGTAAACAAATGGATGAGCAGGTCTCCTTTGCTCTCAGAAATCCTAAAATGGACTAAGACATATATTTATATGCGCAACTATGAAAAGCGTTGGTTTGCGGTAGCTAGGACTGCTACAAAGCCAGAGAATATGCAAGGTTTCCACGAAGACAATATGCTATTTATCGTTGACGAAGCGTCCGGTGTTGCAGATCCAATTATGGAGGCGATACTTGGTACCCTTTCCGGTGAAAATAATAAGTTGCTGTTATGCGGAAACCCTACAAGAACTTCCGGCACATTCTTTGATGCTTTTAATGCGGACAGAGCTATTTATAAGTGCCATACCGTTTCCTCAGCAGATAGTCCGAGAACGAACAAAGATAACATTAAATCCCTTATACGCAAGTATGGGGAAGACAGTAATGTTGTTCGTGTCAGAGTAAAAGGCGAGTTTCCGAAGCAGGAAGATGATGTTTTCATTATGCTCTCTATCGTGGAGCATTGTACAATGATAGACCTTCCAGAAGATAAACCTATCAACAGAATATCATTTGGTGTGGATGTGGCTCGATATGGAAATGATGAAACGGTTATAGCAAAGAATGTAGGCGGCAAGATTACACTGCCTGTATCGTTTAGAGGTCAAAGCCTTATGACAACAGTCGGAAAGATAGTCCAGCAGTACAGAGAGGTCATAAAGGAATATCCTGCATACAGAGGCAAGATATTCGTAAACATTGACGATTGCGGCCTTGGTGGTGGAGTTACTGACCGATTGGAAGAGGTTAAGGCAGAGGAGAAGCTGAGCCGAATGGTTATCGTTCCTGTTAATGCAGCTGCAAAGGTTCCGGATGATGTCGTGGAAGACGGAAAAGGAAAAGTGAAAGCGTGTGAGATATATGAGAACATGACCACATACCTTTGGGGAACTGTTAAGGACCGAATGACTTTAGAGGAAATAAGCCTTGAAAACGATAATGAATTAGTTGCACAGTTTTCATGTAGAAAATACCGGCTTACGAGCAGGGGCAGAATGCTACTTGAAAGCAAAGAGGAAATGAAGAAACGAGGAATTGAATCCCCAGACAGGGCAGATGCGGTTGCACTATCCTGTTATGAGAAAAAGACATTTAACATTGGAAGTTTGGTTAGTTAGGAGGTGAGAAGATGCAGGGAGAGAATAAAGAACAGTCCAAAGAAAGCAGAGCAGATGGGTACCAGAATTTGATGAACAAATATGGAACCAAAGACGACGTATCGGAACAGTACCGCTTTGAGAGTGGAGAACCGGTGACAGATATAGAGCTCACTATCAATTATGAGGAGAATGGGTTATTTGCAAAGATTATTGATATACCGGCAGATGAAGCGGTCAGCAGTGGCTTTGATTATGGAATAACGGATACTGATTTGGAGACATTTATCAATGATTCCTTGGAAGAATTGAATTTCGAGGAACAGATTGCGACAGCAATTAAATGGTCGAGGCTCTATGGAGGCTCTTTGGTCGTAATGCTGATTGATGATGGCAAGGAGCTTGAAGACCCTGTGGACTGGGATAACATTCATGGAATAGATGAACTGCTTGTGTTTGAGCGACCTCTTGTTACACCAGACTATCAGAGCATATACAATTACAAGCCAAATGATAAGAGAACATCAAAGTTTGGTATGCCGGAGTTTTATGATGTATCTCCGATATATGGCTCTCCGTTTCGTGTGCATGAGAGCAGATGTTTGTTGTTTAGGAATGGCATACTTCCGTCCATGAGCACAAGGACGGAATACAGGTTTTTCGGTATGCCGGAGTATGTGAGAATACATAAAGCCTTGCAGGAAACAGTAACAGCTCATGGAAACGGAAATAAGCTGCTAGACAGAGCGGTGCAGGCAATCTACAAGATGAAAGACCTTGCAGAGTTGTTATCGACGGACGCAGGAGAAGAGATTGTGCTTCGTCGTTTAAGGATTATTGATATGGCAAGAGGAATTATCAATAGTATTGCCATTGATTCCGATGGAGAAGATTATGATTTCAAATCCATTTCATTCTCCGGAGTAAAGGATATTATTGATAGTGCCTGTAATATGTTATCAGCTGTTACAAATATTCCACAGACAAAGTTGTTTGGACGCTCGCCAGCTGGTGAAAATGCCACAGGCGAAGGAGATATGGAGAATTATTATAAATTCGTCGAGAAAATCCAAAAGCTGAACCTAAAGAACAATATGGGAACTCTCATAGATGTTATTTTAGTGGCAGGAAGATATAAAGGCGAGTTTGAGGAAATTCCAGATTACTCCTTGGAGTTTAAGCCGCTTTGGAGTTTGAGTGAAAAGGAACAGGCGGATGTGGATCAGACGAAAGCAACAACGGAGCTTACAAAAGCACAGACAGCGCAAGTGTATGTGGAAATGCAGGCTTTGGATGCTTCGGAAATCAGAGAACGCTTGAAAAAGAATGGAGAGTTTACTATCAATGACATTCTGGATGAAGAGGAAGAGGATTGGAGTGCCTTAGAAAGCGAGGCATTGCTTGGAACTGAATCAGAAGAAACAAGCAATACTGCACTGTCAGCCGAAAGCGGAACGGATAAACCTGTTGTAGAGCAGAGTGAAACTGCTCAGGATTGTATTCAGCCTACCGGATGCGGAGTAATTGTCGTAAAGGACGGAAAAGTGCTTATCGGCAAGAGAAAAGATAACGGGAAGATTTGTGGTCCGGGAGGACATATTGAAGCGGGTGAAACTGCAGAGCAGGCTGCCATCAGAGAAACAAGAGAAGAATTTGGTATCAATGTGGCAGGACTTGTCCCGATAACAATTATTGCTGATATGCCACCGGAGTATTGCCCTTCACAGGTATTCTTATGTACGGAATACTATGGAGAACCGGTTTGCTTTAATCCGGAAATGGAGGAGGCAAGGTTTGAGGCGATAGGGGATGTATTGCAATATGATTTGTTCTTGCCTTTCCGGTTATCGTTACAGGAACTGATGAAAAATTTGCAGGAAATCTTGTTGACGCAGCAAAGTGAATCAAGTAATATTGAGATAGACGGTGGTCCTGGTTCTGGAAGATACCCTAAAGGGAGCGGAAAGAAAGGCAGTAAGAACAGCAGAACCAAGAAGAAAAAGGCTAAATCCCTACCTATGACCGCTAAGGAAAAGGCAAAGGTAACGCATGACATAAACAACATATATCATGCGAAGTATGAGGGAAAGTCATTCTGCTACATCAGGACACGCTCAAATGAGCAGGATAGTCCGACGTATGTATATCGTTTTAGGAACAATGGTTTCGATAATTACGATATTTACATGAAGGAATCTACCGATTAAGGAGGCTGCGTATGAAAGAACAGTTATTAGCTGAATTGATGGAACTGGCTGAACAGGTTCCGGATAAATATGATGATTTTATTTATGGGATAAACTGCACTATGAAAAAGCAGGATGAAGAGGACATTCAGAGTGTTATTGACTTCATCAAGGAAGACCCAACGAGAACTACATCGGATATTATTGAGTATCTGGACGAACTTGGAATATAGAATATGAGCCTTGCAGAGTGTGAGGCTCTTTTCTTTTGCCCTAGAGTGCCGCTAATCGTGGCTCTTTGGGGCTTTTTTAGTTCAAACAGTCAAATTTACTATGGTGCAAAATGCTAAATTTGAGGCAATAAGAGAGGTGGTTATGTGAATGAGAAAGTCAGAAAGAAAGTCCTGCGTGAAGAACTGAAAAAGCGGAACGGAGGAAAAAGCACTGTTGCCGCAAAGTATGTTCCGAGATATCCGGATAGTGCAGAACGGGAATATATGCGTTTGGTCAACCGTTATATGTCAATCGAAAGAGAGATTTTATTACAGTATATTCCGGAAATGAAGAGGATATTAAATCAGGGAACACTTTATCATACCGATTCGAAGAAATCGAATGAACAAAAGCGTAAAAAGGCAAGGCTTTCTACAATTGCCAAAACAATAAATGAGTTGGATGTTCTTTTTGAAAAGATGTTGTGGGCAGTAACATCAGCAACAAATCTATTTAATTTGCCGGGGATATTAACTAGATTGTCCTCGTTAAACCAAAAGCTATCAATCAGAGAATGGAAAAAGGTGGTTAAGAAAACACTCGGCATTGATTTGTTGGAAGATTACTATTCTGGTGATTTTTACAAAGAGATATTAGAAAAATGGGTATCTGATAATGTGGACCTCATTAAGACTGTGCCTCACAAATCATTGGAGCAGATGAAAGAGATTGTCTATTCTGCTTATATGAAGGGAGAAACCACCACCAATATTGTCAAGGAAATCCAAAGGCAATACGGAATGGATAAGAGGCATGCAAGACTGATAGCGAGAGACCAAACAGCCAAATTAAATGCAGCCATTACAAAGAAACAACAGAAGGATGCAGGTGTAAACAGATATGAGTGGTCGGATTCAAACGACAATAAAGTGCGCAGTAGCCACCATCGTTTGAACGGCCACATTTTTAGTTGGGATGACCCGCCGGAAACAGATAAGGGAAGACGGTGCCATCCGGGAGAAGATTATCAATGTCGGTGCTGTGCGTTGCCGGTATTTGATATAGACAACTTGGATATTCCAATGTAACGGGAGGTGAGAAAGAATTTGAAGTATCAGAGGTTGGACAGTATTTCTTTGGATCAGACCTATTATACGGAGGAAGGCTACTTGGTGGACCACCCTATTGTGACTACCTGTGGCATATTCGAGTATAAGAACGAAGACGGAAGTGTCAGACGAGAATTGAGGCTACCAGATGATGTATTTGACGAGAAATCGTTAAAGAGCTATAAAGGCAAGCCAATTATTATCACACATGACGCAGGGGAAGTGTCTAAGGATAATGTTCGCAGAGAGCAGATAGGTACCATTATGAGTGAAGGATATCGTGATGGAGATAGTGTTCGCTGTGAAATTATTATACATGACACAAATGCTCTGAAAAAGTGTGGACTGAAAGAGCTTTCTCTCGGATATAGTCTTGATACCGAGGAGGCGCCCGGAGTATGGCAGGGCGAAAAATATGATTGCATACAGAGGAACATTGAAATCAATCATCTGGCCTTGGTCGGAGAAGCAAGAGCGGGAGATACTGCCCGTCTTAATATCGACAGCAAGGATGATAATAAAAAAATCTTAAAAGGAGGAAGAGCAGTTATGCACAAACCTAACACAGCAGGCTACAGAACAGATAGTGGCGAAGAATTAACTCCGGAAGAAATGGAGGCAGCTATTGCGTTGTTTATGGCACAGAAAGCCGCAGGACAGGCAACAGCAGGAGCAGGAACAGATGGTGGCGAGGTTCCACCGGCAGAGGGCGAGGAGCCAGCGGTTGAGAAATCTCCAGTAGAAAAGGTGAGAGACAATATGGATCGCCGCGATTCAGATGGTGGCAATATGGCACCAGAAGATGTTATTGCAGAGCAGAAAGCAGACTTAGAGGCGCTTTTAGCGGAAATCGACAAGTTGCAGGCATCTAGCGATATGAATGGAGACGCAGCCAAAGAACCTCCG